ATCAGAGATTGATAACAGAATAGCCCAAGCTATTCCCAGTTCTATTTCACAATTGAACCAAATTATTGCGCCCCGTTTTTGGGTGGATGCAATCAATGGCGATGATGCCAACCCAGGCACGACTAGCTCAGCCCCTGTTAAAACCCTGGATTCACTATCGTATAAAATTCCAGACAGTGGGCGCGTTACTATTTATCTAAAAGAAAACCAGACGCACCAGTTTAAGAGCCTGCGTGGCTTAGAAACAGGGCACTATTTTTTCTCTCGTTATGGGGAAAATGGGGATAACGCAATATTGCAATGCTTACCGTCAGAACTAAGCAGCGGCGCGTTTATTGTTGAAGGCATCGGGTTGCTGCAGGGGAATATAATATTTCATCGCGTTGATTTGTTATGTGAGTACACCGGCAGTGAAACGTTAGACAATAATTCGAGCATGGTGCGTTATGACAATTGCGCGATAAATATCATCGTATATGAGGCTGCAGTGACGCTAAACGGGTATCCGCTATCGCTAACGTATCCTGGGTATTGTGCGGTTAATATGTCCCTTACGTTTGCCCGCATAGACCGTAAATCCGCCGCTACTTATAACAGAATCATTAAAAATATAACCGGTAACGCGCCTTCGTATATTTTGAATGTGCATGGCGGTTCTTTGGAGGGCGAATCGGCCACATTTGACCAGCTAGTGCCAGTCAATGCTGAACGCTCGAATGTACTAAGCAATATCACTATTTAATCAATAAGGTGCCCATTGTGATTGAAGTCATAAAAATTGGTGAAAAGACCCTTTTCCACGCTGATAAAGCAACCTGCCTATCCGCGGGAATGGATGCGGCGCAATACGATAATGCGCTATTTGAACAGCATAAGCGCCAGCAACTGGATGCCATTAACGCGCAATGCCAACGTGCTATTAATCAGCTTACCGACACGTACCCTACCGGTGAGGTAACCACGTTTGATAAACAGGAAGCCGAGGCCCGCGCTTATCTTGATGGTGCGCAATCCCACACCCCATTATTGGACGCCCTGGCGCAGCACCGGGAAATGGACAAAGACGAGTTGGTGCGTCGTGTTATTGAAAAAGCCGACGCGTTTGCTGCAGCAAGTGGGGCCATTATTGGTAAGCGCCAAAAGCTAGAAGATGCGCTGAATCTGCTAACCAGTGACGCCAATACGCTTAACGATATCGCCGCCATTACCTGGTAGGCCATACCCTTACCCTTTTTACTAACCTTAAGCCCAGGCCCCGCCTGGGTTTTTTTATGGGAAAAAACCATGTCAGATTATTTACACGGTGTAGAACAATTCTTACTTGAAAATGGCGAACGCCCTATTCAAGTCTTGGCGGCCTCAACCATTGGCCTTGTGGCTACGGCGGATGATGCCGACGACGCGGTATTTCCGCTTAACGTCCCCACGCTATGCAACAGCGAAAAGATGATCGCCAGCGCCGGTACCACGGGCACCTTGGCCACGGCCTTACGTGATATTTACCGCCAAACCGGTGCCATTGTTGTAGTAGTACGTGTTGAAGAAGACGCTACGGAAGCCAATGAAATTGCCAACGTAATAGGTGAAGTCGGTGCCGAGGGCGGCACATATACCGGCATTAACGCCATGGTGGCCGCCGAAGCCAAAGTGGGGGTACGTCCCCGCTTACTGATTGCCCCGGAATTTAGCCACCTTGTGGGCGTGGGTGCAGAGCTTGAAGCGGTCGCCAAGAAACTGAACGCCATTGCCATTGTGGATGGCTCAGAATCCGGCTTTACCCCGGTCATTGCCGAGGGGGCGAACTTTGATGAAGTGTTATTTGTTAACGGTGGTATTGAAGTATTCGACACTGAACTGGCGCAAACCGTCACCCGTAAAGCGTCGGCCACCGTCGCCGGGCACATTGTCCGCGTGGATAACGAAGAGGGCTACTGGAACTCACCGTCTAACCGTCGCATTTACGGCATTACTGGTACCAGTGAATTGGTGGATCACGCCATTGGCAGTAAAACCAGCATGGCGAACCAGTACAACGCGAACAACGTGTGTACGATTGTGAACCAACAAGGCGGGTTCTATTTTTGGGGTAACCGCCTGGCGAACGGTACCTTACTGACCCACCAACGCGTCCGTTACATCGTCGGTGATTCCATCTTGTATGCGCACCAGGAAATGTTAGACCGCAACGTCACAAAATCCTATGTCGAGGGCGTGATGAACCGTGTTAACCGCTTGCTACGTCGTCTTATTGCCCGTGGGGTGATTTCGGGCGGCTCATGTTGGTTGGATACGGAATTAAATATTGCGTCAATTGGTACCGGCCAGGTGTATTGGGATTATGACCTGGGCTTGTTTGATGTGGCCGAGCGCATGACATTCCGCCAGTACGTCAATGACTCTTACAACGAATCAGTATTTAACTAAGGGAGACTGAACCATGGCGAGATTGCCAAGTGTTTTACAAGATATGAACGCGTTTTTCCGCGATGACTCGTATGCGGGCCTTTGTAACACGTTAACGCTACCCAACATTGCTATTAAAACAGCGGACTTTGTGGCCGCCGGTATCGGTGGCGACATGGAAAAGGCGCTTAACAAGCTGGAAGCGCTAGAGTCAACCGTGACAATTTCCAACTATGCCCCTCGTGTGATTGGCCTGTTAGGCTCAAATGCTAGCCGTGACGAAGTGATGACGTTTCGCGGCGCGATGGACAATGACGGCGGCAGTATTAGCACCGTTATTGTTCGCCAGCAAGGCTTATGGAAGTCACTAGAGTTTAACGAGTGGTCGCCGGAAAGTGAGGGTACCAACCAATTCACCATTGCGGTGGAAATGTTTGAACTTGAAATTGACGGGGTGGAAATCATCCACATTGACAAGATGAATAACGTGTTTCGTGTTAACGGGGTTGACCGTAACGAAGCTATCCGCGCCGCCTTGGCGCAGTAATGCCCGCGTGGCCGCCTGGATAGCGGGCGGCCTTTTCTTTATCTCTTTAAATCTTTATTTATTTAATTCTTTATTTTTCAGGAGTCTGTCACCATGGCGGTAACACTATCTAAACCTATCAAGCGCGGCGAAAAAGAAATCACACAAGTAAGTCTACGTGAACCCACGGCGGGCGAATTACGCGGCCTGGATAACTTTGACATTATGCGCATGAACGTTACGGCGCACCGCTCACTTATCCCGCGTATCAGCGAACTGACGGCCAACGAATTTGACCAACTACCCCCGAAAGATTTGATTGCTATTCAAAGCGAGGTAGTGAGTTTTTTCACCGGGACGGAATAAACATTCCGCGTGACATTATGGAAGTGGAAGCCGACATTTTCCTGGTGTTTACCGGGTTTAATGCGGCGACGACTGCGCCAATGAGTGTGGCGGAATTAATGCGCTGGCATACCATCGCAATAAAGCGCCATAACCAGGGCCAAGAAAATCATCATACCGGGTAGCCGTTTGGCCCCGGTTTTTTGTGGGGGCCGCATGGCTGATAAGAATTTACGCTTAAACATGATCATGTCCATGGTGGATAAACTCACCACCCCGGCGCTAAAGGTCACCAAACAGACCGACGCCATGGCCACCAAGATCAAGGCGACACAACAAGAACTTGAACGCCTGGGCGCAACTAACAAAGACATCGAGCATTTTCGCACGTTAAAAAAACAAGCCAGCGCCACGGACATGGCCCTGGAAAACGCCCGTAAACAGACCGCCGCCCTGGGCGCGCAGTTGAAAAACACGGCGAACCCCACGCGCAAAATGACCCGTGAATTTGAAAAGGCCACCGCCGAAGTGCGCCGCCTGGAAACCGTGCAAAATAAAGAGCGTCAGAGTTTACAACAGGTTCGCACGTCGCTGGATAAAGCGGGCGTATCAACGCGTAATCTCAATACCGCGACGCGGGATATACAACGCCAAAGCGCCAAATACACCGAGCAGTTAAGCCAGCAACGCAACGAACTGGACGCCGTGACCAAGCGCCAGGCGGCGTTAAAGAAAATCACCGACCGCAATAAAAACATGCGCGCCAGTGCCGCTGGGGATGTTATCGGCGTGACCGCTGCGCTATATGCCGCCGAACGCCTCACCGCCGCGTATGGGGATGTGGCCAACGCACAAGGTGAAATCCAATCACTGGGGATTGATAGCAGTGGCATCGATGCCATTACGAAATCGGCCCGTGACTTTTCCAACCAGTGGGCCGGGACGACTCAG